TTTATTCCCTTTGCTATCGCTAAAGCCATCGCATTTGCCGGCACATTTACGCACGACATTTCATATAAAGTGTTTTTTCTCAATACAATTTTCTCCTCTCCGTTCTCGTCTGTTTCAATCTCAGTCAATTCATTCCTAAACCCTGCGGAAAAAGCCCTCATATATCTGCCTTTATATAAATTAAATATTGTTTTTGCTAATTCAAATTCATCAACCGCAAATTTAATTGCTCCGACTAACTGTTTTTGTATAGTATCAACAGCCAATTCAACCATTTGTCCTATCGCAGGCGTGTATTGATCGTGAGCAAATAATACAACAGGATTTGTCATATACTCATCCAGTTTCCAACCTAACTGATCTATAATCTCTCCTTGCCTATCTACTACCTCGCTTGAAAAAACTCCGCGGATAATATATTTCTCCTCGTCAATTTCCTTTACCTTGAAGAATAGGTCTTTGTGTATAATTTCGTTTTGCTTTATTTTCATATTTTAATTATAGCATAATTTTTTATAAAAGATATTATTCAAACGCAGGTCCCAAAACGCAGCGACAATTTGGTTCTTGTGGATACATTAATCCATTAGAAAATTGCTCGCTTACCTTAACTATTTCGCCATCCAATGCCATGTGTTCTGGTCTTGTGCGATCATCCATTGTCGCTATCCACTCCTTATGCGTTGCTACATCGCTTTGTTTATAAGCTTCTATAAATCCCTCGTTGTTTGCCGCAGTTGATTCAGTTCTTGCTATCAAGTCTGATCTATATGTTCCAAACTCCTCATATACTCCGCTTATTCTGTCGCTAATTTGGTTTCTTGATTCGCCTGCTTCTATTCCGTCTGCTATTGCCCTTGTTACCTTGTCGCGCGTAGTGTCATTAACTCCAAGTCCAAACTCTTCTGCTCTTTTTTCTAATGCCTTTCTGACTTTATCTGTAATTTCAAATTCTTTGTCCGGGTTTACCATTCCCATCGCTTCCTCTCCTGCATATCTTGTAAATTCCTCAATATAAGGAAACATAAATGTCGCAAAAACTTTCCTTTCTTTTTTATAAAAATCATTAATAGTTTTTTTAGTTCCTTTGCCTATTCCTTTTCTCTTTTCACCTGTCTTTATTTTTGTAAAATCACCTCGTTTTTTTAGTTCTTTCATTAGTCTGTCCTCCTGTTTTTCCGATAACTTGTTCATGTCGGCTCTTAATTTAAGCGATCTCTTGTCTATTTGTTTTATAATCATATCCGCGTATTTTTCCCTGAGATCTCCTTTTATTAATGCTTTTGGCTTTTTCTCTTCCTGTTCTTCGTTTTTCTTGGCTGATTTTAATTTTTCCGTATTTTTTATTGGCTTAAATGCTTCTTTTAGTTGCTTCATCATCTCCTCTTTTACTAAAAGCTTTTTATGTAATAATTCTTTTCCTTTGAAAATCCTCATTCTTCTTTCCTCTTGTTCTTTGTTTTTCTTTTCTTCCCACTCTTTAATAAATTTTGATTGAGATTGTTTACTTAATCCTCCAATCGACACCATTCCCAACGGCATATATAATTCCCATCCGCCATCCACGGGAGGATTGTTTTCTTTACTCCTTACTTCGTTAATAAGCAGGTATCCATTTTTAATGCCTGATTCGTAGTCTAATCTTGCCTGATCTCTGTTTTGTGGCGTTGGATCAGGAAAATCCATAAAGAAGTTATCCCCAAACTCAGGAATAATAAGTTCCTCATTGATTTTCTCTGTCAGCATTTCAAGTTCTGGTTTAATAACCTCGCTCAAGAAAATATACATCGCTGTTTCTGCGTTGGCTCTGTTTACATCGTCAGTAATTGCAACAAGCGGTTTAGGAACGCCAAATGCCACCAAAATATCATCTCTTGTGAACTTCATTGACTCAATATAATCCATTTCCTTTTGGCTAATTGACAACTGTTGATATTCCACGCCTGCCTCAAATATTGCCAACCTTGAGCTATTACCAACTCCCTTGTGTCTTTTCTCAAAGCTTCTTCTCATCTCTCTCTTTTGTCTTGGCGATAAGTTGCCCTCAGATTTTATTGCTGCGTCTGGTCTTGCGTTGTTCAAGAAAAAATCGCGTTGATAAGTTGACGCGTATTCTTCAGTGTCTATTCTCGTTGTAGCGCTTTTAATTGGACTTACTCCAAAATAATCGTTTAATGGCGTTGGGTATTTATGATGAATAATGTCATCGGGGTCAAATGTTTCCTTTGTTCCATCGCTCTTATTCAAAATATAAGCTTTAATATAATTTTCTGGGTCTTTAACTATTTCTATTAAGTCAGGTCTTAAATTCCACAATTCAACGACATCCCCTTTATTGTTCCTTACCTTATACCAAAAAGCATCTCCGCATAACTTCTTATTAATCATCGTTATTTTAATAAACTCGCTTTTTGTTTGAAACGGATTGACTTTATATAAAAGGTCTAATGCCGGGTGCATTATTATTTGCTTAGTATCTCCTTTTGAGTTTATTATTTGGTAAAGATTAAAGTCAGTTGATGCTACCTTTTCGGCGATCTTATATGTGCAAGCAAAAACATACAAAGATTTTTCGTATTGCTCGAGCATTTTAGTCCTGCTCCATGATCCTGCCGTTACTCTATTTATTAATTCAAATCCTCCATATTCAATAACAGATTTTTTCCTGAAAGCGTTTGTTATTTTGGTTAATATGTCCATATTTTTTATTATAGCATAGTTGTATTACCATGTCACTTTTGGAACTGGTTGTTGCCTCATTTGCCACGCTATTGCCCTTGCCATTATCCTATCGTCGTGTTTTCCTTTTTGTGCCTCGGCTTTATTGTTTGTATTATATATCATATTCCTTGCCTCATCCTCTGCTTCTGGGTATGTTTCAATTAAATTACCTTTCCTATATGCTTCCTCAAGTTCGGTTATCATTATCGGTCTATTCTCTGGTCCCGTATTAAACGCTTTATGGTTTATTCCGAACCTTTGCGCTTGTTTTACATGTGCCACTCCTACTCCGTTTTTTTCTATCCCCAAGTTAATTTCAAATTTTGGCTCACCTGTCTTTTTATCTATTATAACACTTTTTATTTTTGACCAGAAGACATCAATCGGCTCATTAGAATGATACTCGTAAATGACGGCTGATTTGCCTGTTATTCTATTTACATTTATAACAGCAAACACATGAGCGTCGCCATCCTTTGTCCCCTCCGCACAATCAACTCCCGCATATAAAGTTTTGTTCATTAACTTCTTTCTCTTTTCTTCTGTTCCCCAGTTTTCAAAATCATCAAGTGGAATTCTTTTTGTTTCGTCTGTCGTTATTCCCTTGAATACCGATCTTCCACTTTGTAAAAAACAACTGACATCATCCTCAGGATATTCCTGAAAAAACATATCTGCCTTGTCCCATATTTTATACCTGCGCCATTTAATTTGACCTATTGCTAATTTTACTCCGAAATCTCTCTCGGCTTTTTGCATTAAAAACCTTTCTTCTTTTGTTAATTCAAACTCATTCTCTGGTATTGAAAATAGCTTTTGAACTGAAACAGACAGTCCCCTTTTTTCTTCCTCTGTTAAAGAGTCTGCGCTATATTCGTTGTCAATGAACCAAGGTATAAATATCCTTGTGTATGGACTTTTACCCTCTTTTGCTTTTTTCCATAAATCGTAGAACCTTTCCCTGCCGTTTGCTGTTGTTTCGATATCTATCTGTCCATATTCGGCAGCTTCTGAAATACCTCCTAATATTTTATCTAAATTTTGATAATAAGCCGCTTCTGATAGGTGCGCGCGGTCAATTGTATCTCCTCGTCCGAATGCTCGTTGCCCTGCCGTTCCTATAAAGTAAGACGATCCTCTCTTTGGGAACTTCATCTCGTGCGAGCTATCTATCGACAACGCCGGCTTTATCTCCATGTTGTCAATATAGTATCTAACTGCATCAAATAATCTTCCTGTGGCTTTTATCTCATGACTAATAACAACTGCATTGGTCGCCTTTTTAATGCAATCCAATAACTGATCAGCGTCTATAACTTTACTTATCCCCTTTTGGCGTGCTTTCAGTATCAGGTTTCGGCGTGTCTTTTTCATCCAATAATACTCCTGCGCTATGTTGAACTTGAACGGCACTTGCTGTCCCCTCTTGTTTCGGATCTTCAGTAATTTTTCTATCAGTATTTTGTTGTTCGGGAGTTCCCTCATCTTTGTTTTTATACTCATCAAATAAATCCTCGAGTGTTCTTGTCCCTGCTATAACTTCTGTAACGCTTCTTGGTCTATAATCTGGGTGTTTCCTGTCTAAGAAATATCTTATCATTGTTGCATCGCCCTCT